ACTTCCATGGGCAAAGGTATGGTCACATGCTTTTCAAGGTCCCGGAGGTTGGTACATTGAGAACAGTCTCACCACACTAGGTCAGAAAGATCCAGTGTCGGAGTACAACAGACTACTATGGAATAGTGGTAGTGATGATGATAAAGATCAAGCAAGAAAGCAGAAGAGAAAACTCTCATATATTTCTAACATATATGTCGTAAAGGATCCTACTAACCCACAGAATGAAGGTAAAGTATTCTTATACAAGTTCGGTAAAAAGATCTTTGATAAGATAACTGCAGCAATGCAACCTGAGTTTGAAGATGAGGAAGCAATCGATCCATTTGATTTCTGGCAAGGTGCTAACTTCAAGTTGAAGGCAAAAAACGTTGCCGGATATAGAAACTACGATTCAAGTGAGTTCACAAAAACTGAAGCATTATTGGATGACGATGATGCATTAGAAACCGTATGGAAAGACCAATTTTCATTGGAAGAATTCACAAAGGCAGATCAATTCAAGTCCTATCAGGATTTGGAGAAAAGAATGAATGCTGTATTGAATCCATCGACTACAAGAAAGTCACTCGACCCTGAAACTTTTGATGAGCAAGAGCAAGTTACCCTCAAGTCTCGTGATCAAATCAAGGAAGAGGCAAGTGTTCTAAGAGAACCAGTCGCTGTGGCAGCAGATGACAACGATGATGCACTCTCATACTTTCAGAGACTAGCAGAAGAGTAAAACCAAAATCGACTTTTAGTTCCAAAAATACCGGAAAAAAAACTCCGGTATTTTTTTGCCTTAAGGTTTTTTATCTAGGTGACAGTATTCTAAGATTGTCACCTTTTTTAGTGCGATCATCAATATATTGCGAACTATTGGTATATGTCATGATTTCCCTCATATCGGTAAATACGATATCTAAGAAATTTGGTTTTAGAGTGTATATTTTTCTTTTTTCATCATTTTTGGCAATTTCGTACTGATAGTGAGAAACTGAAGTTACGATATCAGACCCAGATAACTCTTTTGGTTGACCATCGAGATCACTATAACGAAACTTGAAAGATGCATCTACATGCAATCCTTTTTCTAAAAGTAACATACTAGGATGAGTTCTAATTTCCTTTGTCTCATAATGATGAATCTCTTGTAGTTGTTCTGTAGAGTATTTGTTATCAAGATATCTTTCAAGGTCGTATTGTGACATTGGCCACTCATCTCTTACATTAATGATGTTATTAGAAAGGAGAACAATCCAATCCAACTCTGAATCCCCATACAATTTCTGAGCAACATTATCAGGTCTATCATCACCTGTTATGGTGTAATAACCAAAGACAGTTGCAGTATCAAAGAAATCATCACGTATTTTTGCACGTTTGAATAAATTCTTAGATTTGGAAAAATCAGAAGAAGAATTTCTACCATCTGAGAATGATGGTAGTAAAATGTCGGGAAACTCGTCGAAATATGCCATTAGAAACCTGTATCCTCCGTAGTGATTGGTTGCATTCCACCATCACCCATACCATCATATATGTCATTGAATGTGCTTTTATCTACAAAATCGGCAGCAGTCATGACTTCATCCTTACCGAGGTAATCGTCTTGGAATATTGGTGTCAATTCTGTAAAATTCATGGTCATTACAGTTCTTACGGGAGATGAACCTGCTGCTGAATCTTCGTAAGATTGATAAACATTATCTGGTGCATAGTTTACCTCACATTGTGTTAGTGCACAAATTTTATGCATGGGTAGACCTTTGATTCTGGTTTTTTCTTGAGTGCGATACCTGAGTCTGAATACATTTGGAGATCCTAAAAATACTAGATTATCTGAATTTCTAACAGGTGACATACCCATCTTGAAGAATTTTTGTATTCTTCTCATAATAGAAGCATCTAATTCATCATTTGGAGCAAATTGGAATGAAAATGTGAAATTTCTCAATTTTGGACCATTGAACAATAATTCTAAATTGGGGTTGATCGCAGCACCTGTTCCTCTTGTAAGAGCAGCATTTCCATCAACATTTAACCCTGCTCTTCCGAGTGCGAATTGTGCTAGGAATGAAGATAATGCTAAGTTTGCAGGTTCTCCTGCTCCAAGTGCACCATCTTTTACACTTCCTAATAATTGAGAAACATCTTTACCCAGTTCTCCTATACCTCCGGTTATATCATTATTTCCTATAGCTTTTGTGATTCCACCAAATGCAGAGAAAAACGCTGCTGCTTGAACAGAATTTAGTTTACTATCACCCCATGAAACACCATTAGAGAAAGTAAGGTTATTAGGAATTGGCATTTTTGTTATGCCAACAAATTTTTTGATATTGCTATTTCTCCTCAAACCATTTAGGTATGATAATGTGGTTTGCTTTGATTTCGGATCTAAAAATATTGATTGAGGAGCTTGATATTGGAATTGTTCAATCACAATGTGATCTTGACCTGCAACTCCCGGTGCACCATATACTGCATCATGAGGATATTTCAATGAAACGATTCCACCCTCTACACCACCAAATGCTGTTGGAAATTCATTTGGTGCTTCATCAAATGTCTTAACTATATTTTCTACATCACCAATACCTATAGGATCAGTTGAGAGATTGCCATCTTCATTTTTAAATCCATCAACTTGATTGGATAAGTAAGTTCTTGCATCTTTTATATCATCTTTGGTTGTAGCAACACCAACTGACGCTCCAAAATCTTTATCATCTGCAGTGAGATTGTTTATCATTCCACCCTCTATTATTTCGGAATATTCAATATTACTGTCAACTAACAATTTATAATTATTTGCCAAAAACTCATTATCATTGTCTGCATTGTCTCTAAGTCTTTTTTCAACTTCATCATGGGGAATTTTATGAAAATCTGCCCATTTTTTCAAAGACATCAACTGTAGTTTTAATGAATTTACAGTATTAGGATGAGCTAGTATAGCATCAAAATAAGGTTGATCACTTCCTCTATGGTCTTGATATACTCCCGCACTCATAAATTCTCCGGCACCAATCAAATTCAGTGGACTTCGACTTAATTTTGTGTTTTTGAAACCATAATCTCCGTCAATTCTACCAAAATTCTCACTTTCCCAGTCTAAATCTATAAAACCATCATAACCCTCTGCCAGTTCTCCTCCTTGTATATCGTTACCACTACCATCTACATAACCGGGTATATTAGGGAATGTTACATTCATACCATCTATATGTCCAATTTCCCCGTCATGGACTGGATCTTCCCTATGAATAAAAGTTGTAAAATGTCCTGTAGGTCTGCATTGTGATAAAGGACCACCTATCGCTTCTGCAAGCGGAGAGGCATTAGATATATCGGTTCCCGGATTCAGATCTTCGCACTTACTTGACATTATTGATACCTCGCTATATTTACAGGCATTTCAATACCACCTAAAACTCTTACGAATTCTGATAGTGATAAACTAAATGCTTTTTCCCAATCTGACATAGGAACTTCTGAAAAATTTGATCTTACGTAACCGTAGAGATATTTATGGTATCCTGCGATGACTGTTGGATCATTATTATCATCAAGATATCTCATAATTGCCATTCTGTTTGCTGGTTTTGTGTAATGAAGGTTTATACCGTAAAAAGCACCTGATTCTGCTGCCAGAACATAGCATAAAGGGTGCTTATCATAGAAAGGGAGTGTTTCTTTATACTTTGCAGAGTATCTGAACAATAAAAGTTTGCCCGGGCTGACCGTTGATGGTTGAGTGTTGAGTAGACTAGATGCCAAGTTCTTTCTCCGTGATTATTTGAAAATTCCATTTACGATCTTTGCAGAATGACTTTGCTGCCTCCCATTTTGCTTGATTTTTAGCAAATTCATATACCTCTGCTATATACCTTTTAGTTCTTCTCTTTTGTATGGTAGGACCTTTGACCTGTTTTTCTGGTTTCACCTCGATGAGTCTTTCCTCTATTTTACCAGTAGAACTCTTCATTTTGACATAAAAGTCTGGAAAATATCTATGATAACGATTGTCAATAGGTGATTTGTATGGTATAGTCACCTCTTCACTAGACCACTTCAATATATTTACATTACCATCACACCAACGCATAAATTTCAGTTCCCATAAAGAGCGATATATCACTTTTGTGGGATCACCTTTATACTTATTAGGGTTGGAAGGTCGAAACTTCCCCTTATATGACATACATAGTATATACTGTCCATCTATTTAGATGCCAAATTCAAGAGTTTTTTCAAAAGATAGATTTTATTTAAGAACTGAGGAACTACTAAACCTCGGTGGGTTCGATAATGCTGTTCCTGCATTCAATAATGTATATGATGTTTATATCAATTTCAATACTCAAGGTGGTAACCCAAATCTCATGCAGTTCCTGAAACAGCATGTATTGATACCTGCTAATAATGTAATGAATGAACCCGGAGATAATCTAGCACTATTTTGTTCTGAAGCGGTTTTACCCGGATCATCACTACAAACTGCTTCTGTAAATGGTTTGAGACAAGGAGTCACTCAAAATTATGCTGTTTATAGAAGATATCCCGATTTCAACCTTACCTTTTATTCTCAAAAGGACTATTTCACACAAGAAATATTTAATGGGTGGTTAGAATATATTTCACCCACTCAAATTGAAGATCGTAATCATGGGTCAATTGATAGACAAAGATCGAGAGATAATGCTTTCAAGAAATTAAAGTATCCTAGATCATATAAGTGTGAAATGGAGATCACAGCATTCAGTTCAGATTTCTTGATGCCTGAGTCCAGAGATAAGGAACAATCTCGTGTTGATAAGAGAACTCCGAATTATATCACTTATTACATGAAAAACTGCTTCCCATCTAACATTATCGCTGCTCCATTAGCATATGGTAATGCTGAATTGGTCAAAACTACAGTTTCATTCAAGTATGATTACTTTACTATTAATAGGGGTGCTAGAATAGATGATGGAGATCGTAGTCTCAGAGAAAAGGCACGTAAATTAATAAGTCCGTTTATGCTTGCTATATAATATACTGAATTAGTAAATTATGCCATTACCAAAGGTTTCAACACCGGTATTTGAACTAGATCTCATATCGTCCAACAAAAAAATAAAATTTAGACCTTTCCTTGTAAAAGAAGAAAAATCACTTCTTATGGCACTAGAAAGTGGTGAAGAAAAGACTATTATTAACACTCTAAAGAGTGTATTGAAGTCATGCTTATTGACTCGTGGGATAAAAATTGAAGACTTACCTAGTTTTGATCTGGAATTCTTATTTTTAAACATTAGAGGAAAGTCTGTTGGAGAATCTGTAGAATTGATGATTACCTGTCAAGATGATGGAGTTACTCAAGTTCCTCTTTCATTACAGATGTCAGATATAAAATTGGTCATTCCAGATGATCACAGTGACACCATTGATTTGGGTGATGATCTACGTATAAAATTGAAATACCCATCATTCTCACAATTTGCTGAAAATAACTTTTTAGCATCAAAAGTTAAAGAGAATGAATTGATTAATAAAGCATTTGATAGTGTTTGTGATTGTATAGATCAAATTTATAATAGTGACGAAGCATGGTCTGCATCAGATTGCACAAAGAAAGAGTTATTGGATTTTATAGGGCAATTGAGTTCTAATCAATTTCAATTAATTGAAAATTTCTTTACCACTATGCCAAAATTAGTATATAAAACTACAGTGAATAATCCCAAAACTAAAAAAGATAATGAAGTTGCAATTGAGGGTTTATCAAATTTTTTCGCATAATGATGTATCATGATTCTCTAGAGAATTATATGCAAAACAACTTTTCATTATTACAACATCACAATTGGAGTTTGAGTGATATAGAGAGCATGATACCGTGGGAGAAGCAAACTTATCTAAAGATGCTTCAAAACTTCATAGAAAAACGAAACTTAGAATACGAACAGGCAAAAAATGGTTGATCAACCAAATTCAAGAATGATCATGACGGGAGGTATGATGCTCCCAGAGGAGATGGTGCGTTCAAATACACCTATGATTCCTACTAGGCAGCAGGAGAATCAACTAATATCTAAATCAGAAGGAGTACAACCTTTATCACGAAGGATGTCTGCAGCATATGATAGAATGAAAAGTAATGAGAATACAAGTAATAAGATAACAAGTAAAGATACTGTCGCAATAGGTAAGTTAGTATTAGAAATAGAGCAGGTAAAAAATAACTTGAACTCTATAACAACTGAATTCAGAAATGCTAATAGGAAAAAGGCTGAATTGGATGCAGAGGAGAATGAAATACTAGAAGAAGAAACTGATAGACTTACTGCATTGGGAGCAAGTTTTAGAAAATTTAGACGTACATTAGGTACAATTGCTGCTGCATTATCTGGAAAAGCATTCCTTGAAGGTGATGCACAGGGGGGAATACAAAATGCCGGTATTGCAATAACAGCGTTCTTGCCAGAAATTATAAAAGTTGTCAGCACAGTTGTGTTAGGAAGAATGATGTTGGGTGGTAGAGGTATGGGTGCTGCAAGAGGTGTAGCATCAGGTGGTGGTAGAGGTAGTTTATTACCATTACTGTTGGGAGGAGGTGGACTTCTTGCTGCAGGCACTGCATTAGGATCAAGAGGTGGTGGAGATCAAAGAAGATTAGAGTTGACAAAAAGGCAAGCAATACCTCAATTACTTTCTAGAAATGATGTTAGAAGATTTAGATCATCTACTACAAGATTTGATAATATACTAACAGGGTTGTCAGGCAATAGTAGTATGGCGTTTAGTCCAAACTCTGCACTTGAAGTGGGCGAGGATATAAAAGAACCTAAAGGATTCATGGAAACTGCAAAAGATGTAGGTGGTGGAATTGTTGATTTCTTCAAAGGAGATGACACAACAGAAACAGATGAAGATGATTCTGATAATGTTGATGGAATCGAACCTACAAAAGGACTTTTTAACTATTCATTGAGTGACTTTGAAAACGATATAAAATCTGACTTTATAGATATTTTTGGAAAAGAACCTCTGAGTATTTTTGGTATTGGTGGTGAGGGAGAAAGTCAAAGTAATGTATTTAAAATTGGATCAGAAGATAAACAAATTTCAAACAATTCAATTGATACACCTAGTTCAAGTAATGTGTATGTAAAACCAACTTTTAATGATAATAGTAAGATATCTTACATTCTTGAGTATGGAGGAGGGGCAGTTGTATGAACATAACAACACTACTTAATAGAAAACCCTCATTATTAGTTTCTGCTACGAAACTAACTTCTTTGGTTCTAAGTAATAATAGACAAGAAATTCAAACAAAATCTCTTTTATTGAGGAAAAGAAAAGAGATATCTAAGCAAAGAATTAGGACTTTTGCAGGACTTCAGGCAGATGCAAATCGTGGAGATATTGCAAACAACGCTCTTTTAGGTGGTGGTCTTGCTGCCGGAGGTGGTTTGTCACTTCTTAGAGGTAAACAAATCAGGAAACCTATCAAACCGGGAAAACTAAGTGGTCTTGGTAGACTAAGCAAAGGTAGTGTTATTGCTAACACACTCTTTGCAGGACTTGATTTTGGAAATAGAAAATCAGCAGGACAAACCAATCTGCAAGCAGGACTGGGTGCAGGTGGTGGAGCAGTAGGTGGTATAGCAGGTGCTGCGATAGGACAGTCACTTATACCAATACCTGTGTTGGGTGCTCTTATAGGTGGATTTGTAGGATCAACTATTGGATCTTCAGTCGCTGATCGTGCTTCAGGAGTTACTGGCAGTGACTTTAGAAGATTGCAATTTGAAAGGGAATCTATCAGACTATCAGGTAGAACAGAATTTACTGATGGGTTGGATAGATTTGATAGTGCATTAGGTAAATTTAGAAAATACGATGATGATCTTAAAGGATTCATCTTACGAGCAACTGGAAATGATAATCAAGATCGTGCCTTTTCCCCTATAATTCCTAGACGAGGTGGTGGTGCTACTCAGGCACAGATAGATTCAGCATATCAAAAGGGTATAGGAGTTGGTATTGGAGGTCTTGCTACAGCAGTTATAGGCACAGTTGTAGCAATCAAGGCAGGTGGTTTCCTACTAGGTGGTGCTGCTCTTGCTAAGTTGAGAGCACTTCTTGGTTTGGTTGTGAAGAATAAAGGTAAAATAGATGTAAAGGTTCTTGGGGGAGGGTCTCTTAACAAAATTATTAAAAAAATCCAACCGAAGGTAACAAGATCTAAAACAAAACCCTTTTCTAAAAGAAAAATTCTCAGAGGTCAGGATAAAGTCACATCTTCTGATAAGTTAGATGTGAAAAAAATCACATCTCCAAAGGAAAATGAAATTCAAAAAACTTTGGAAATAATTAAGAAATTCAATAATAAATTGAATAAAACTAATAGTGGTAAACCGAGAACAATACAGAAAAACTTATTCAGAAGTAATAAAAATGTTGAAAAAATCAAAGAGCAATTTAATGTAAAGGATATAAAATCAAATGTGACACAAAAACAAATACAGGAACTTATCGAAAAAGGAAAAGAAGGTTTATCACCAGATAGTCCTCTATACAAATTATTGAAAATTAATAAAGATAATCTAAAATCTGATAATACAATCATCAAAGAGGGTGATAATTATTTTGCTAATAGCATATCAGGTAGCACCACTATAGTTGGAGGTGAACCAGATCCTTACTTGGCATCTCTAAATACTATCAAGGCGTATAGTGAGTTGACAGCATAATGGCGACTTTTGCAAGAGGGTCAACAATAGAGAAGATTATTGTCAGAGATCCTGATGATACCAAAGATCAGGACTTGACTCTGCAGGTTGGTCCTATGGCATTTTATGAGGATATAATTGATGCATCATTTCATGTAGAGATTTTGATTGCTGATGTTTTTGGGTGGTTAGAGAGTTTTCCTATAAGAAGTGGGTCAAAGGTTTATCTTCGTATCAAAACTCCCACTGGTGTGATAGATTTTGAGAGAGAACCATTATACATCAGTAATATCAAAACAGCAGGGTCTACAAGTAAGAAAGAAGTTTTTGTAATGCAACTTGAATCTAAAGCAGCATTCACCAATCATTTGAGAAGACTGTATAGAAAATACAATGCCCCCACTAATGAAGTTGTAAAAGATATATTGACAAATGATTTAGAGGTTCCAGATACCAGAATATTGGAAGTAGAAGAACCCAGTAATAAAATAGAATTTTTGGGTGTTTACAAGAGACCATTACAAACATGTGTGGGGTTAGCAGTCAAATCGATACCTAAGAATCATACTAAGAAAGAAATTACTAGCGGTGGATCAGGAATGTTTTTCTGGGAAACTATCAAAGGGTTTAGATTCCAGAGTCCAGATCAAATATTTAAAAAAGCATTAGACGATAAGGAAAATATAATCCAATATGAGAAAGTTGCCACTTTCGATGCTCTTGATCCTAGAAATAATTTTAATATAACAAATGAACCTTCATGGACTAATAATCACAATTTATTTGAGAAACTCTCGATGGGACAATATAATTCTCGTTTTGGATTATTTGAATCGTCTGCTAGGAAACATATAGTAATCGAAAGAGATAGTGCAGCAATACACGATTATAATGCTGATGATGATGGAGATATATTATCAAATTCTGAATATTTTCAACCGAAGGAATTCAGTACAATGCCTTCAAGACATATGTTATTGGTAAAGGATGATCGATTGTTTGATAATTCTGACGAACAGGATGATAGTAGCAAAACTTCTATGGAACATATAGAATATGAAGCGAGGAGACAATCACGCTATTCTGCACTATTTTCTCAAACATTAGAGGTAACAGTACCCCTAAACATACAACTACATGCAGGATCTGTTGTAAACCTTAGATTTCCTCGAATAAATATAGATAAACCCAGTGGTGGTGATAATAATCCTGCTTCTGGATTCTATATGATTAAAACACTGTCTCACAAATTTGGATCCCAAGGTGATTTCACCGGTATGCAATTAGTTAGAGACGCTTACACAAAACTATCATGAAAAGTATAGAAGATCACATAGCACACGATGAGGAGGTCATTGCTGACCCAACCGCAAGTCCTGCTGCTAGAAGGCATGCAAAGGAAGAATTGCATGAACTACAAGAATATGTCGGACATCACAAAGATGAGATTAAAGCAGGAGATCACCACGATCCCACTGCATTAGAACTATTCTGTGATATGCATCCTGACGAACCAGAATGTTTAGTATACGACGATTAAATGGCAATTGAATCCCGTCTAAATTCAATAAACTTTGCCGGTTCTGATGGATTTCCTTACTTCAGAGGACAGGTCACGACTGCTTCTGCATGGCGTCAGCACTCAGAAAAGTACGGGTACAGAGTCAAGGTAAGAATCTATGGAGTTCACCCTCCACGTAGTGTCGTGCCTGACAAAGACTTGCCATGGGCACAGGTTATAGTACCTACAGTTTTTGGTTCTGGTAAAGCAAATGCAGGTGTATCTTTAGGATTGCAAGGTGGAGAGACTGTTATAGGTTTCTTTGCTGACAACGATAAGCAACAACCAGTCATTCTTGGATGCTATCAATCTGATGTAGAACATGAAAATGTGTTGGCATATCCTACAGATGCCGATGGTAGTAGTGAATTCTATGAGGTTGAAGCGAACCCTTTCCTAGTATGGGGAGAGGGTAACATGCCCGTCAACCATAATGATCCCAAGAAATTCAATGGGGTGATGAAGAGGAATAACAAAACCTCTAATAATAAGAATACTAAACAATTCATCATTGATAATGAGAACCTCATAGCCAAGAAAGCACAAAAGTGTAAGGGTGGTAAGGGATTCATGAATGAACTCTCACGATCACTTGCATCTTTCATAGAAGTAACATCAAAACTAGATAAGTTTCAAGATACTTACATAGATCCTGTGATGGATGAGATACGAGATGTTCAAAAACTCGTAGGCGATACAGCAGCACTCATAGCTGGAGCATATGCTCAAGTTATTAGACTTGCAAGAAAGTTTCTGTTTGATAAGATCTATAAGTTGGTTGAGCAACTTATGGGTTTCTTACAACTCGATAGTTTATTGAAAGACATTGCTGTCAAGAAAGCGGTGGATTCAATCTATTGTCTAATAGAAAAAATTATCAAGAGTCTACAAAATGTCATAAAAGATTTCTTGATAGGATTAATAGGTAAACTTGTACAAGCACCACTTTGTGCAGCAGAGCAGTTTTTAGGTGGGTTGAATAGCAGAATGTTTAATGAGATTGAGTCTGCGATTGGGGATGCAATGAGCACATTGTCTGGAATATTAGGTCCTATTGGAAATTTTATGGGATTTATTGAAAAAGCAATGGGTTATGTTCAGATAGGTTTGAAGTTATTATCATGTGAAGATACAGAATGTCCTCCAGAACCATATGATTGGGCATTGAACTTCGGTCCAACAAAACAACAAAAACTTGACTTCAAGAAAACTATTGATATCTCATCAAAATTCAATGTTGCAGGAATTGGTAAGTCAGTATCAGATGGAATTGATAAGTTCTTTGGTTTAGATGCTGATGATCTTGAAAATGCGGATTACGTTGCAGATATTCTTGGTCCTTGTCCTATCAATAACAAAGTATGTGGTCCACCTAAGATTGAAATATTCGGTGGTGGAGGAATAGGGGCAGCAGCAAATGCTGTAATTAATGAGTTGGGAGAAATAGTGGGTGTTAATATGCAGTCATTAGGTGTGGGTTATACTGAAAAACCTTTTGTTAGTATAATTGATAATTGTGATGGTAGAGGAGCAGAAGGTGAGGCAATTATTAATAATGGTCAAGTCATCAATATTATAATAAGAAGAGGTGGTGGAGGATATCAAGTTCCAGAAAATGTTTCTGATAGTGAAGGTATAGATGTTGTAGGTGAGATTGAAGGTATAGAGATCATAAGAACTGGTAGAGATTATCAACCCGGAGATATTATAACAAGTAGATGTGGTTCACTTGAACCAATCTTAGATGACACTGGTAGAATCGTTGGTGCTAACGTAGTCAGTGCTGAAGTTGGATGTAAAGTCATTCCAAAACTCTCAATAAATAGCGATACTGGATATGGAGCACTTTTGAGACCTATTATGAGATACAAGAAAGTGGAGGATTATGATTCAACAATTCCTGCTGATGGCACTATGAGAATTGTTGACTGTGTGAGTTCGTATTAATGGCAGAGACAAGAACATCCCCACCTATGATTATAAACACACCTGAAGATGGTTTTCTTCGGGTTGGTTTGACGACTGAATCTACTGCAGTTCGTCCCGATCAGGTTCAGTTAGCAGGTGGATGTGGAGCAAGTCTTAGGATTTTTGATGATGGGGGATGGGAACTAAGATCCGTAAATAAAAAAGCAAAGGAGAATAAGAAAGGTTGCAATCTCATAGCAAGAGGAGAAGGTGGTCTACATATATTTTCAGATGGTGATGTTAATATATCTGCAGGTGGCGATTTCAATGTCTCTGCAAAAAATATTACAATGGAAACCACAGCAGATGATGGTGACTTTACTGTTTTCTGTAAAAGAGATATAATGCTAGATGCAGACAATAACTTCAAGGCATTTGGAACAAAATGCGTTATTACAGCAGCAGACACAATGATCACACATTCTAAAGGTTGGAACTTAATAGTGGGTAATCCAGTTTATGTCTATGAAAAGAAATCTAAACTTATACCAACCAGTACAGGTGATATCGTCAATAGCATACTTGATCAATTCATGTTAGGTGTATGATATTTTTCTCGATTATATTATCATTCTTTGCTAATCATTTACCAGTGATGTATGTACAAGTACCGCAGTGGGCAGATGACTGGGCAGTTTGTGCTGTAGATGTACCTGATGCTAAGTGTCATTGGTATGTCATGTCACCTGACAATACATTCGGTGAAGGTTTTGATTGGGAAGAAGCACCATGGTTCGATGCTAATGGACTAAATGATATAGCACCAATGCAAGAAAAAACAGTCGTGCAAAAACTACAGGAAAAATAATGGAATCACCAGAGGTATCAACAGGTAAACTCTATATCGGTCCATCCATACCGATAAAACTTGATTTATCAGCATTCACACTAAATTCTAAACTTCCTTTCAATGGAACGTTAGCATGTGTCGGTCCTGCATTTTTTGGTGCAGTTCCACCAACAGGTTTTGCAAGAGCAATGTGTCAAATGGGTCCGGGGATCCCACCATTTATATCGGCAGTTCCGGGTCTGACACTAGAAGTTACGGGTGGCACACACCTAATGGGATATCTGAATGCCTTTGGTCTGAACTCGATGATTGGTGTGACCAATAATATTGGAGTTCATAATGGTATAGGACTCAAGAATATGCTTGGGTTCCATAATAGAGTAGGAAAACAGACAGCAGTTGGTGGAGAAACATCAGCAGAACCGAAAAAGTTCTGTGCAGCACCGGTAATGACACTTACTTCAATATCTGGAAAATTGGCGGGTAGTTGGAACTATAATGGCACACCACTATCTCTCCTGCATGCTCACTCAGATAGAAATCTAAAGAAGAATATACAACCTATACTATCACCTCTGTCTAAAGTTCTACAACTTCAGGGTGTGACATTTGAATGGGATCACCCTAAGTTAGAAAAGAATAGACCGGGAAGAAATATGGGATTGATTGCCCAAGACACTGAAAAAGTAGTTCCAGAAGTCGTGATAAATACGACTATAACTACTGATGGCAAACAAACAGAATGTAAAGGCATCATGTACGAAAACCTTACAGGTCTCTTAGTTGAGGCAATTAAGGAACAAAACAAGCGAATTGAACATCTAGAACAATGCATTGCTACACTACAAGCGGAAAAGTCCACATCGACGGAATTATAGAATTACCGGCAGATTGGCAAGGTAAAATCAAACCAGAAACAATTGCAGTACAATTGACTGCCATAGGGACAGCTCAGGAACTGTTTGTAAAAGAAATACAGTGGGGAATGAAAGTTATAATAAGAAACGGTGGAGGTGGTTCATTGAATGCCTATTATACTGTAACTGCAGAACCAATCAAGGTTGAAGAGGCACCGGAACCATTAAAGTTGGTTGCATGATGAATGAATATAATAACATGTCCTGTATGTGGGCATAAATGCAATGGCAGAATCGAATTTGGTTCTCATATAAGGCGTTGTCAAGCAGTAAACGGAGATAGAAATTTTAAGTTTACTCGAAGGAAAAATTCAAAAAAGAAAAAGAAAAAATAATTACTCTGGATTTTTAATTTCCATATCCATCAATCCCTTCACTTCAGATGGCGTCTCTGTGTATTCAGGTGCAAATTGTTTTCTTTCTTCTTCATCCCATTTCTCTTTAATTTCTTTAGCTTGAATATCAACAGTTTTCATTGTATTTTCAATCTTAATATCAATCCATTTTTGTTTTAACCATTCAATAAAACCTAATGCAAGATGTTGTATGAATGGGTTTTTGAATTTTTTCTTCACCCATCTTTCTGCCTTTGCATACCAAGGATCTACACCTTTACCAAATTGTTTTTCAAATTCTATTTTCATTCTCTTATAAACTGAGCAATATCGGGGTTTTGTAGTGTCTGCACTATTAAATTTGCACTGGTAATATCTGCATCTAATTCAACTTGGGTCTTATGATATCCATATCTTTGCAACTGATATTCTGATCGTGCTGTTTTCAATTCATTTATAGGTGTGGTAACAGCGTCTCGTGTTGCTTGTGCTGCTGTTATTTCATTGTTCTTTGCAGTGATACTACTTCCATAAGATGTGCATACTAATCCTGTACCTGTCAAAGCAAAAAATGTTCCTATGCTCACAGTCGTTATAGCAGTATGAGTTGCAAGTCCAACATTTGATGTTGTCATTGCAAAATTACTTTCGTTGAACGGATCATCACCTGAATAAGATGTGCTCGTATAATCGTAATCAAATAGTGTAACTACATCTCTTCTTACATCCACAACTGCTGTGGCATCAGATACATAAGTCGAACATCCTACTTGTTCAGCACCTGTATATAAATTGAATAATTCTGTCTGTGCATCACTAACTGGTGTATTGAGTGTCAATATACGATCATCTAGTCCTTGTGTGATAGGATCAAATCTGTTTATAACCTCATCTAGGTTTTCTATTCTAGCAAGAATATTATCTTCTGAATCTTTTAATTCAAAACCTTTTTGACATTCATCCACTTCAATTTTATCTTTTGCAGCTTTCTTTGCCTTCTCTTGAAAGGTCACTATTAGTTTTTCAGTATTAGGACCAGATGCCATAGTATAAATAGGTTGAAGGAGATAGTGTCAGTATTTATAGGTATGCCGTTAAGCAGACTCGAAAATTTTCTCAAGAATGTCACTGGAAACGTAATTTACGTCAATCCAG